TCAAATAAAGAAAATAAACAACCAGGTATGGAACACTGATGACAAAGATTTCTTTGAAAAATCAGCCACGAGTATAAGTGTATTGCCAGTCATAGAGATAGGTACTAACGGTAGATTTTTTCATTATCAGATTCAACCATCTGGCATAACCACTGTTATTGCTTCTTTTAAGTTAACCCAATTAATTGGTGTGGGGGTTTCGGAAAGGATTACTGATCCACTTGCTAATGAAGGAGAAGGTTTCGTAGAAATTTCTTACCCTATTTTTTTTAATGATCCGCTGGATCCAGCAAATAGAAGCTCGGTGGGGTTGGCTAATTATATTAATGGTCAGGGATTTTTTATACAGCCGGTTTTTTTAGAGGCAGAAGCTGACGTAGAGGTAAGTTTTGATATTAACTTATATAGACCTTCAACTTAGAAGGAATAAATTTTGCCATACAAACAAATAGATAAACTTAGCAATCAAGTATGGAATACTGATGATAGAACATTTTATGATCGATCAGAGGTTTTATTAGATGTATTAATACCTGAATTAGATCCAGATTATCCTTTGGCATCTTACAGAACATCGGCTGGATACTGGATGATTCCTGGATCTTTTTTAACAAATGCTCCTATTGCAGCTGCTCCTAGCATTATTTTATGCAATCTTCCTGATGAAATTTTAGATGAAAACTTTAAACTTGCTGGCACTACAGCTTTGGTTAGAGATTTTACAGATCCAACGGGGGCTAGTGATTTCATCATAGGGGTGGATGTTAATGGAGCAGTGATTGAGTTAAGACCACAAAATACGGCATTTAGTACATCTTCTAGGTTTTCATTTAACTTATTTGTTCCTGTGCTTCCACAGTAACTTGACAATTAAATGATTATTTTGTATAAAATAACTGTTCATGATTTATTCATGGTACGTTGGTAACGGTAAAAACTAAGCTTCTACTAAGCTTTGTTCAGTAGGTACGTTGGTAACGGTAAAAACTGAGGTGAAAGATGAGTGAAGATCATCAAAATGATAATCAAGCCAATGAGGCTAGTGATAATTTAGAAAAAACTGTTGATGTTTCAGAAAATAAAGAATCTAGTTCAAAACCTTCTAAAGAAAATGAAAAGGCTCCTTACAGCGACGTAATTGCAGCTGTAAAGAAAGATTCTAGGAAAAAGGGTTTTGAAGAAGGGCGTCAAGCAGCCTTAAAAGAGTTACAAAATATTGGTAGTTCTTATGATTCAGAGGAGCCAAAAAATGAAAATATTCAACAGCAAAATTATAATTATCATAACCAAAATGGTCAATATTTGGACCCAGAACAACAGCAATGGATGACTTTGGCAGCGATAGCTGACAAAGAGGGATCAAAAAAATATGATGATTATCATGAAAAATTGGAATGGGCAGTTAAAAAAGCTGAAAAAAATCCTGCATTTAGGGAACTAATGACACATGCTTATAAAACTGCTGATGGAGAATTGATATACAAAATTTGTACCGACAAAAATGTTCGTGCAAATTTAATGGATGCGGATGCAGACAACAGAATGGCTGAGTTTAAAAAAGTCATGAAGCCTGCGCCAAGTGTAAAAACGCCAGCTCCTCCAATTGATGAGATCAAGTCTACACCTTCTACTGGTACAACAAAGCTAACAGCCCAGCAGAAGTGCGCACGATCAAGAAAGCTTTATCGATGAAATAAGCTTCTTCTGTTGGGAAACAGGAGAAGACTATGCCTGATAATTCTACATTTGACGTCCAAGGATACATCGATAATGATGCTCTTCCTTTTCTTCATAACAAACTTGGAGTTACCCGTACTTTAAACCGTAGTGATGAAGATTATTCAAAGCCTTTGGCTTACGGAACTCGTGGTGATGTTTTTGCCATCAAAAAGCCAACTCGCTTGAATGCTGAAACTGGATTAACGTTTGACTCAACTTCTGCCACGGATGGTTCATTTACTGAGCAAGTATTGTTTGTTACTGCTGATCAATTAGCAAACTCACGTTATGCAATTACCGATGTTGAAGGAGCTGTTTATAATGTAAATGGCTTGCTAAAAACAAATCCACAATCTGCATTGGATGAGCTAGCAAATAAGATTGATGCCTATAATGCAGAGCAAGTTGCTTTTGCTGGCTATCGCGCTTTCGGCGATTTCAATATTCAGTCTGCTCAAAATTCAACGGTTGGAGAAGTAACTCAAAATATTGCTTTATTTCAATCATTTGGATGTGCAAGAGATACTTATTATGTGGTTCCAATGGGGAATGCTGCTCAAATAACACAATCTGGTCTACAACAATTTGTCATGAAACGTAATGAAGAAATTGCAGTAGCAGGTGAAATTGGTGAGTTAAATGGTGCTCCTTATACAAAATTCTTAGCAACTAACTTGCTTCCAGTACACATTGCCGGAACGGCTGCTGATGATGCAACTAATTTTCTTACTGGATATACGATTGACAGTGTTAATCCGACTCCTCCCTCAAATGTTTTTGGAAGCAGCCAAGCAGGTACGACAGAAATTGTTTTGACTGGTGGTACAGACGGAACCACTATTGTTGAAAATGACATGATTGATATTGGCTTTTTAAACACTGCTAATCCATTACGGTTTTTAACTTATCGTGGTTATATTCCTTCAGAAGCTCAAGTCCAGGGACGTGTTACGAGTGGAGGAACTTTTGCGAGTGGTACTGTCACCATTACGATTGAGCCTGCATTAATTTTTGATTCTGCGAATGCTGATACTAATCGTAACTTAAATCGTCCCATCATCCCGGGGACGGATACGTTACGTATTGCTGCCTCTCACCGAGCCGGTGCAATCTATGAAGGCAGTTATGGGTATTTTGTTTCGCCAGCGTTGCCAATGAGAGAACCATATCCTACTGGCACGAAGCGTGATCCGGAATTGCAGATATCCATGCGTGCTTATTATGGTGCAGTGTTTGATAGAGCTACTAAATACTTCGTTCATGATGTTATTTATGGGTTTGGTGCCGCTCCAGAAGGTTTTGGCCGTATTTTATTGCCAATCTAATGAAGATGTTCCATATGGAACAATCTTTAATCGAGGGCGTCATTTGGGCGCCCTCAGCCTATTGAGAGGTGTTTATGAATGTTAGATTACTTATTCAACAGGCATACAGATGGGCAGAAATTATTGCTGAAACTGGAGAAAGCGCAGATAGCGATCAATTAACGACTGGTCTAAATCTTTTCAATAAAATATTGCGCAGAATTAGCATTGATGGTGTTGAAATCCCGCTTTTAACCACTGAAGATTTTACTCTAGTTCAGGGGCAAGATTTTTTTGATTTAGATGGATGGACAAAATTAATGAAAGTCCAATATTTGCTTGGAGGAGTCAAGATTGGTATTCGATTATTGACTCTTGAACAATATAGAAATTCAGCACGTATTCAAACCAGTAGTGGTATTCCTTATGTTGGATATCCTCAACGAACTACGACTGGTATCCAATTATTGTTATTTTTTAAACCATCCTCTGATTATACGATGACTGTAGATGGTTACAAATTGCTCACAAAGGTAACATTAGACGATGATTTAACGGGTGTTACCGAATTTATGCAAGATTTTTTAGAAATAGCACTCGCTTTTGATTTGCAACAATTTTATCAACTTCAAATTTCCCCTTATTTAATTCAGCAAAAAGAAATGTATTTGAAGAAATTTGACAATGTTAAAGAAAAAAGAATTGATATGTTTACGCATAGAAATTACACAGATGATTTAATTTATTCGGAGACACCTTACTTAAATCTTAGCAATGGTTGGCTTCCATGACCCAAGTTGTTGGAAATGTAATAAATTTAGACATCTCTAGTGGCTTTAATCCATCTATATTCCCAAGTATTAGCAATAAGACTGCGATTAATTTGTTTGAATTTAATGGCGCTATGATCAATACCGCTGGGTTTGAAAGGATATTAGAAACAGTAGGGGGAAATGCGGAAGGGAGAGGTATTTTTTATAGTGATTCCGTTGGAAAATGCATAGCTGTCATTGGAAGCACTATTTATTCATTTACTGATGTAAGTTTTACTATTTTAGGAACTTTAGATACTGTTTCAGGGAAAGTTTATTTTGCTGAAAATGGTTTATTAAATGACAATTTAAATGATGGAGCCTTGGGTCAAGTTGCTATATCGGATGGCACCAATATTTATGTTTATTCGTTGGATGGTTCTTTAGCAGAGGCAAGAATGGACTCTGATGAAGCATTAACCTTTACGCCAGGAACGATTCAATTTCAAAATGGATTCTTTTTCATAAATGATTTAGATAGCAATCGAGTCTATGCAAGTCAGATAAATAATGCGTTAGTGTGGCCTGTTCTTAACTTCACTACTATTGGCGAAAAAACTATTTCATGTTTAGCGTTCAAGAATCTTTTGTATGTTTTTGGAACAGATAGAACTTATTTGTTTTATGATAATGCACGTGAATTTTTTCCCTATACGCAAGATGTTAATAGATCCTGGGAGTTTGGTTGTTTTTCACAATCTTCTGTCTCTGCGGCTGTTGGCCTAATGGCATGGCTTGGCAATGATCGCCAAGGGAATCCCACTGTTTTAGCTTCTAATGGCGGAACTCCGCGCCCGATTAGCACAATTGGCATTGATTCAATTATTGACAGATTAGATGATCAGCAAGATTGTGATGCATTTGTTTATCAGGAAGATGGACAATTTTTTTATCAGATTAATTTTAATACAGATGATTTTTCTTTATTGTTCAATTTTAAAAACAACCAATGGGCAAAAATAACTGATATTAATCAAGAAAATAAAAATCCAATTTTGCAAACGGCTTATTATAAACAAGAAAATAAGCTTATTGGCCTCACAAAAGATGATGGTAAGTTAAATGAATTTGGAATTAATTTTACTAATCATGATGGAGAAATAGTTCCCCGAACAATAATCACACAAAATTATACTAATTTAGAAAGGCCATATATTATTAATGAACTCGATGTTCAAATGGAACAAGGGGACAATCAAGAAACGACCAAAGTTTGCCTTTCTGTTAGTAAAGATCGTGGCAGAACTTATCCTATCAATCAGGTAAAAGAATTAGGACCCGTGGGAGAAAGGAAAAATTTACTCAGATTTAGACGTATGGGATATGCTAGATGGTGGACGATCAAGCTTGATTTTTTTTCTTTAGATAGAATTGTAGTTATATCAGCTCAATTAATGGTGAAAGAATGAACATAGGAACTCCTCCAATTCATGACAATTTGATTAATGTGGAAAACTTCCAAGAAGATGTTAGGAAAACACTTAAGATCGAAGAAGAACATGCGTGGAATGACAAAAATATTGCCACATTAGGCGTAGGCCATGAATGGGAAAACTTTTTTTCTACTTTGGCCAATGAGATCAATACAGTATTAGCAGATGTTACTTACAATACTGATCTTGATCGTATTGAAATTAATGATGATGCAATTGAAGTCGTTCAAATATTAACAACAGCGGAAATTGCGCAAGCTATTACAAATCCAAGCAATATTGGTCGAATATTTGTTAATTCTGATGATAATAGTTTACAATTTAGCCTAGATGGAACAACTATCAGGACGATAGCGAGCACTTAATATGCGAAATCCTTTTATGCCAGTTGCTCAACAGCAACCACCTCAACAAGCGGCACAGCCTCAGATCAATAAGCCGACTGATTATTTCAATCCTTATTATCAGGCTGGAAATAAAGCATTGCAGCAATATCAAGATGTGACAAATAGGATGCTCCAACATCCGGAAGAGCTTGAAAACACAATCATGCAAGGCTATCAAATGAGTCCTTATGCAAAATATCAGACTCAGCAGACGACAGAAGCTGCTAACAGAGCAGCAGCAGCAGCAGGTGAACTTGGTACTCCTAACGAACAAGCAGCGCTTGCTAGGCAAATACAGGGCATCACAAGTGCTGATGAACAACAGTATTTACAAAATGCTATGCAGCCTTATATGAGTGCTTATCAAGGTCTTGGTGGTATTACTCAAATGGGTTATGGATCTGCTGGTCAAATGGCAAATATTGATCAAAGGCAAAGAGAACTTGATGAGCAATTGGCAGAACAAAGACGAAGGGATACAGAAAGCCTTTGGGGTGGTTTGGCTGGTGCTGGTGCCAAAGCTGCCGGAGAAATAGTTCCATGGTTATTGTAGGGTAAATGATTAATGGTTAGTCCTTTTTTACAAGGTATGCAAGCTGGTTCACAATTGGTAGGTGATGTATTCGAGCCTTATCAGCGTCATATTCAAAATCAAATGATGCAAAAAAAGATGGATATGCAAGAGCAGGCTGCGCAGGCTCAAATGCAAAATGATCGAGCGCGTCAAGAGCTAATTAATGCTCAAATTAGACAAATTAACATGAAAATGCAAAATCCTGCTTTGTTTAGCTCTAATCCTCAAATAGCCGGACCTGCCATAGCGCAACATTATCGAGAGCAGGGTGCAACTATGTCACCCGAAGAAGCACACCACATTTCTCAACATACAGGAAAGAATCCATTAACGGGTGAAACTGTTCCAGTTACTAAAAATCCAGCTCAACTTTATCCTGAGGAAAATAATTTTAGACCTTCTGCAATGCCAGAGGGCGAACAAGTTACTCCTACTCCTAAACCATCGGCAGCTTTTGCTCCTGGTGCGCCTGGTGCTGCATTGCAACGCATTCAAAGAGTGAGTGGTAGAGGAGGTTTTGAAAATTCTACTCGATTAAATATTCCTGATCTTGAGTCTAAGTTTTTGCCAAAAGAAGATTTTAAAGATTCTCCTGATACAATATCTGGTCAAATTGAGCGCAATCTTTATCAAGACAGATTACAAAAAGCTCAAGCTCTTTTAACTCGTAAAAAATATCAAGCATCTCAAGCATGGAGTCAAACTTCTCCTTCGAGTAAATCATTGGCATTAGCTTATGCAGCTTCTATGAAGGTTGACCCATTAACTGCTTCTAAATTTTTTGGTTCTGGTGGCACGTTGCAACAAATGGCCGATCAGCTTGGATATAATTTGAATGAAGTAACGCCGTCTTATGCCCCTGAAGCGAGGACACGCGCCAATATTCAAACTCGACAAGTTTCTGCTGCTTCTACGGCCCCCATTGATGAATTTGTTACGAATGCATTAGCTCCTTATTCTCGAAGGTGGGAAGGATTTTCAGCTAAGCAAATAAAAAATGCATTGGGCAATCTTGATCCAGAAGAACAGGGTAAATATTTAGCTGCACAAGCATTATCAAATGAGAGCGTCATAAATCGTTTAATTGCTGCTGGTGGTCGTTTTGGTATTGGTGCATTGCAGGAAATTAAAGATAATACTTACGGCGTGATGCGCAATCTTCCATTCACGGTTTCTCCTGAAGCCTACAAGATTGGTCAAGAATACATCAGCGATGTTATTAGTAGATCAGTTGCAGCTGCTCAGGCTGCTGAATCAGGAATGGGTGGTCCGCAGCAAATGCAATATGGACAACATGCTTTTTCTCCTAAAAAACAGGCTACACAATTCACTATTAGCGATCTTCAAAAAATGGCACGAGGTACTAAATGAAATATACTCTTACGCCAGAAGAAGCTAGTGCTGAATTAAGAAGACGTGGTTATGAAAAAGTAAATGGAGAATGGCGTCCTCGAAATACGTTGACCCGGAAAGAAGCGCGAGCTGAATTAAAAAGAAGGGGTAAAAAGGGAAAAGAGGCTCTTTACGAAGTAGATCATCCAATTTTATCAAAAATGGAAAAACCATTTAAACCACATGGTGCAGCTTATAACGCCCTTGGTTCTTTTCATAATTCCATTGCCAATATGCTCAATTTGGCCCCAGAGGCACTTAACAAGGTAGTGAGTGTTTTTGGCGGCCCTGATAATTTTTTTAAAGAACTAGAAAACTATCAGGTTGATCCGGGTTATGCTTCAACATTAGGAGATGTTGCCGCTTATATGATCCCTGCCACTGGAGTGGAAAAAGGATTGGTTGGTGTTGGTAGAGGATTATCAAAAGTAAGTCCTGAATTATTAGAAGCTGTTTTAAAGAAAATGCCTGCTAATTTAAGGTCTAAATTTGCTCAAACTTTAATGAAGCAAACTATTGCTAATGCGGCTGCAAGTGCTGCGGTTACACCGGAAGGCAAAAGAGGAACAGCAGCTTTAGTGGGTGGCACAGCAGGGGCTGTTTTACCGTTTGCTGGCAGATCATTACAAGCTTTCAGATCAGTTGGGATGCCAGAAGCAGCAGAACGTTATATTAAAAAGTTTGGTCAAGAGCCTCCTTTTAATGTTGATGAAGATGTTCAAAGAAATCTGATTAATGATCTCGCAAATAATTATGTAGAAGCTAGAAATAAATCTGCGCCTTTATATCAATCGGTTTTTAATGCAGAAAATTTAAAACCGATGAATGAATCTTCATTAAAAAATTACACTAATGCTTTAGAAAACATGGAGGCAAAAGAACGGGGCAAATTATTGTCTCCAAGAATGCTTGCTAAAGGCCCTATAACCGCTGAGGAAGAAGGGGCAGAAGCTGCTGCAACTAAAGATATTAGTCCAGAATATGTTCATTTTTATCAATCTAGGCTTGGACGTCAATTGGCCCGGATGGCACGTCGTGGTGATTATGAAGGCTATGAGCAAATGATGGATGCTAAAAATGCATTGCAAAAAGATTTATCAAGCCATTTAGATAAACATGGCCAACTTGAAAATTATCAACAAGCGAAAGAACAATTTTTAAGCGATACTGCTCCATATTTACAAAAAATAAGAAATGAAAAAAATTCTCCTGTTCGTGAAATATACAATGCATTGGATAAAAACTATGATAATGGATTAGTTAGTTTTGATGAATCTATGCCATTGAAAGAAGGTGAAAGATACGATACTTACATCAAAAACTTAATAGAAAAGCCCGGCGATACTGACTTACCTAGAATTCATCGTCTGACTAATTATTTAAATGGGGATCGTGATAAAGCAATTGATTACACTAAGCATTTTTTGTTCAATAAATCATATAATGCTAATACGGGAGAGATTAACCCTCGTCAATTTATGAACATATATGATAAGCTATCAAAAACTCAAAAGCATGCTCTTTTTAGTCATGAGCAACAACAATCAGTGGATGCATTGAGGAAATCTTTAGAAAATAAAGAGCCAAAAGATAGAGGAAAAGTTTCTCAATCTATTAAGGGTCTTGGCAATATATTGGGCGCAGTTGGTGCTGGAACTTTTTATCATTCTCCTGAGGCTGCGGCTGCTGGCTTTGTGGCTGGACCTGCTATTCGTGGGGCAATGAAGCAAGCAACTCATGCTTTTTTGCCAACGAGTAAGGCTGATTTAGAAAGCTATTTGTTGAATGAATCTAGGAGAGGAGTTCCTTACGAAAAACTTTATCGGGGATTTCCGGCTGCAATAGTGTCAAATTATCCAGGAACAAACAAGCAAAATGGCCGTTAACAACACATTATTAATAATTTCTCCTTTGATGCGGCAGTATTTTACTGACCCTGATACATTATTGCCCGTAGTTGGCACCGTTACTTTTTACAAAACAGATAAAATTACGCTTAAAAATATATTCCAACAAACTGGAAATCCGAATGATCCTTTTCAAGTAGCGCCAAATCCCGTTACGCTAGATACTGCGGGTGCAATACCATTTCTGCATTATGTTTATCCTTATGATGAAGATGACGAGACAACAGAAGAACTTTACTATGTTGAGATTAGACGAGACGATAATTCTCTTGTATTTGCTTTAGACAATTTTCCTGAGAATTTTGTGTCGGGAGGTGCTGATTCTGGATCAACTTCATTAGCTAATAGATGTCCGAGTTATGGCTTTGACAATCCTGTTTTCGCTAATATATACACAGAATCTAACGAAAACCCCATTAGGGACAATTGGTCAAATGATATTGGACAAGGAGTTCGTCCTGCGACTGGATGGACATGGATATTAAGTGATATTTCAGATTTATCTGATTTTTTTTATGAAGCAATCGCTATTCCAACAGGTCAAATAACTGGTAATCCTATTTATTTGATGAATTTCAAAGCTACTTCAATTGTAACCCAAACAAGAAATGATATTAGATTTAGACTATGTGCAGCTAATGAGCTTGAAGGACAAACGATAAATTATAATATCTTTATGCAAGATAATTTGAGCTTATTGTCTTCATTGCCTGTGTATGTTGAATCAAAAACCAGTGGAGATTTAATTCAAGTTGGAAGCTTTGATATAGATGCTTCTCTTTCTTTAAGAGAATTAAGTTTTACTATGCCTACCTTAACAGTAGATAGCTCTATCCCAAACGATCCTACTTATTTATTAATAAGAATGCCCCTAAATTCCACTTTTGATATTTCAATGACTGCAACATATTGTTACATTGGCGATCCAGCGTCAATAAGTAGACTTCCCGTTCCTTATGGTCAATCTCAAGTTAAGCAATTATTTTCAGAACTAAGTGGCTTGTTGACCAATACTGATAATAATTATCTGATATCTGATATTCCTTTGGTCTATAAAAAAGGGAGATTAGGAGCCATCCAACAAACTGGAAGATTATTTACCGCATCCGCAGATATTAATCCTGAATTGGGAGATGCTAATCGTTTAGATGATACCACTTTGGTTCGAGGAGACAATTTAGGAAATACTCTTGCTGACAGATTTTTAGACATTTCAGGGCTTTCTCCTTTTGGGGGTAATACATTCGTTTTTTCCAGTGTAATTGCATCGGCTTTTGATATTGAAACTCAGGTTTCTTCTCCTTCATTTTCCACATGGACTTCATCTAATGGCGATATAACTATTGCTGAAGTTTCAAATCCAGCCACCCCTCTATCATCTGTAGTTGATGCGGGATTGGCTAGAAGATTGATTGTTACTTTTAACAATAATTTTAATGCTAACAGCCAGCAGAATTGGGACATTAAATCTACTAATGATAGATCTAAATTTGCCCGAGGGAGCGGGTATGTTAGCAATGTAATTAATAATGTAGTTGGTAACTATACGCAAGCTACAACCTCAATTCCATCTGTTGTTGATTTTAATGTTTCATCAGATGTTACTATTGTAACGACTGATCCCGGAAGTGGTGGTAGCCCTGCCATTTGTACTATTGAATTTGCTGCTAGTGGGTTTACTTCTCCAAATTTAATTTTTTCTAAAACAAATACAATTTCAATTCCAAATACCGCATATTTTTTGGAACTATATGAAAACTATTTTGCATTCAATGACCAAACTTATGCAACAACACCTTTAAGCCCTCCCTATGTTTTAAGTTTTCTGGTAGATGGGGAAGGCGAGCAAAATGTATCATCATCAATAAAAACATATGTGACTAATTTTGATGGCTCTCAGATTAATGATGGTGATTATTTGGCTTTTGCTTTAAACGAAACCATAAATGGTGGAGAAATTTACACAATTACAATTGTAAATGTTCCAACAAATGGTCATTTGTTGTCAATATCCACTTCTAACAAAACTATTAATTTGGTTTATTATGATATTGCAGAAACAAAACCCAATAAACCTGATGAAAATATATCAACTATATTTATTGAATACGAGCAAACTGACACAACTGATCAGGTAAAACAAAAGACAATTGATGCAATTGCACAAAATACAGGATCAATTCCCAGGTCAGATGATCTTAATTTAGCTTCATTGTCATCAGAGCTTGATTATTACGTTTATATATAGGGGCAAAAAATGAAAGAATTAATACCATTAAAATCTAAAAATAACAGATCTATTAATGCAAAAGAGTTTAACTCAAAGGAAAGTAGCTTTTTTATATCATTGCAAGCAGGCGCTGAATTTGATCTTCCTGTTCCTCCTGGAGCTACGGGAGTCCTATTGTTTAAACCTGATTTGGAAACAGTGTTTGTAAGCACTATTTCTGGGGATGCAGCACCCCCTACTACTGTTCCTAGCTCTAAGCTTTCTGCTGCTGAACCGGCTTCTGGTGTCAAAAAATTAAATGGAGAAACTAATCTCTATTTCTATTCACCTACAAACAATGTGACTATTGGTGCTCATTTTTATTTGGGGGAATTTGTATGACTTTTTTTGTCAATTTGTTCTTCCCATCGTCATCATTAGGAAATTTTAACCCAACAATTTTTCCTAATAACTATGTTTTTAATGATGGACCTAATGAATCATCATCTAACAATTATGTATTTAATGACGGAGCTACACCAGCTACTTCCAATAATTATGTGTTTAATAATTTGCCTACAAGTTAATGAATGATTATAAATACAAAAATTTGTCTTTATATTTGCCGATATTAACATCCTTAATAACTGTAGTGTTTGCATTTTTTTTAAGCAAGACGCATGATGAAAACATTACTTTAAAAGGAAATATTAATAAGATGGAAGAACAACAAGCACATTTTTCATCCGATATAGATAACATAAAAAAAACCATAAATAGTATTAATTATATTCAGGCAAAGATTAATGATAAGGTAACTGAAATCAGATTATTGTACGCTGATAAAAAATTTGTATTAAATCTAACCAATAAAATAGATAAAGAATTTAAAAATAATATGGCTCGCTTTGGAAATGTTATGTATAGCGACAGACAAGAATTATTTTACTTGATCTATAATAATACACAAATATTGCAATTTATGGCAGGAAAGTATAATCTTAATACAAAATTCATTAAAAGCAAAGGGCTTGACCCAAAAACAAAAATGCCTTATGAAAATTATGAAAGTCTAGGAGGCTAAAATGGCGGATGTATTTTTAACGGATAAAACAGCATATACAACTCCACAAGATAATGATGCGTTTCATATAGTAGATGTTGCAGATTTAACAGGTTCACCGGGCGGCACAAGCAAGAAAATATTATATTCGACATTAAAAGATAAAATTGTTGATCCATTTTATTTATTTGGAGGGTTTGTAAATTCAATACAAGTTCCGGCAACTTTAGGTGTAGAACAAATTGTAACTTTAGGATTTGGGACAACAGGAGGTGACTTTTCATTTGATGGACAAACAATTACATTTTTGCAAAATTCAACATATGCTGTTTCAATCCGATTGAGAGTTTCACGATCGGTAGCCACTGGAATTGAAGAAATTGCCTTTAAGCCATATTTTAATGGGGCGCCTCAATCAATTAATGGCGGTCCTTTTGCTCCAATTACATGTCAGTTAGAAAATACAAATCAAGCCAAAACTATACTTATTAGCATCCCTTATATTAAATATTCTATTAATGACACTTTAAGCTTGTATATGTGTGCCACTCAGTCGGCAGGACCTATTGATATTGGGTTGTATCCAGATTTAACTGCCCCTGTTCCATCGTCATGGGGGAACAGTGGAAACATAGCATCTGCTTCTTGGGATATTTGGAAAATGCCATAATGTTTAGATTATTTTTTATGGTTTTTTTTGTTTTTTCTTTTCAGGGATGTTCTATTCTTGGAGATGCTTCTAATATTTATAGCAAACTTCATAAAAATGATAATGGAATTAATGCAACTGCAAATATCGGAGATAACAAAAAAATAGTAAAAGTAGGGGATAAAGACAATTATAGCATTGGAAAGACAAACGCAATATATGTTAATAAAGCAAGCATTGGCTATATTGTTGCTAATAACATTCTTGTTATATTAATATTCATTATATGCTTGGGGGCAATAATTTATTTGATAGGGAAATATCAAAAATCTCCGACTGAATGCAAAAGAATGCAAGAAAAGGACAAAAC